TTGGTCCGCTAGGTCCTGTTGGTCCGCTAGGTCCAGTCGGTCCCTTTTTATACAAAAATCTATTAACACATCCATTTGAACTTTGGCAATTTGGTCCTGTGCAACCACTAGGTCCTGTAGGACCAGTCGGTCCCTTTCTACACAAAAAACCATTTAGGCAAGAGCCCTGAGGTCCAGTAGGACCAGCCACAGATAAGTCAACACTTGTTAATACTTTCTTAGATGTACAGCAAGCAAACATTTATAATTAATATAATAACACCCTTCTTAAATGACCTTTGATGAAACACGTGCCTTCATAATCATAGTTGAATAACTGATGGGTCTTATAGATTCAACCGCTATTGTTTCACTATTATCATTCTTATAAACACCTATTCCTTCTACACCTGCAGCAAATAGGGCGGGGTCGCAATTATCAACAACCAAATCTATAAAGCGCCCATTTTCTACACCAATACACAGTAAAGTCAAACCATGTGTCATACGACCTGTAGCGACTAAACCACAAAACGCTCCAGTAATATGTTCATTGCCTTTTTCCTGATACAATTTCAGTTCGCAACCAGGAAAGAATTTTTCGCTCAACCAATAGCCCAACTTATACATATCTGTTTCAATCTGACCCAGTGAATCATCTGAACCCAAAATCATCTGTTCCCCACCTGTAACTGGAATAACTGCAGGCAAGCCCTTACGCAAACCAAGCCTGTATGGCGGCGAACCTCTTGAAAGCAATAATCCTGAACAGCGTGCCTCCCTCATATGGACCCACCGCCTGTATTCACTATGATTGTGATTCAATGTACTAATCCAAAATTCATGTGGATACCGGACTTTCAAATAAGCTAAACGCCAAACTAAGAAAGCATAGGAAAGCGCATGTGACTTACAGAAGCTGTATTTTGCCAACTGGTGAAGGTCTCCTAACAGTGACTTCTTTTTGATGCCATTCATACCACGCAATGCCAACTGCATCTCAAACTCTCCTATTTTACCAGCGTTGCCTTTGGCAAAAGCCTTGCGCCATTTGTCACCAGCTGCAGGTGTACACGACAGTACTGCGCAAATTCGGCGAATAGCGTCGTCGTCATATACAATAGGTGCCTCTGCTTCAGCTAAAGGCAACGTTCCATTATTAAACCCATTAACAAAGCGTCGTTTACGCCCGCCTTCAGCTGCAGCCGGTCTAATCAATGCCAAAGCAATCGCAATCTCATTAATATTCTGTGGTCTCATATCTTTGAACAAGCGGCGCATACCACGACTTTCACCAAATGTTAATCCAATACTTTCACCTTCGGCAAAACACGCTCTAATCCGACCAAACCAATCTCTAGGAATCTCATGCCACAAATCCAAACCAAGTTGTTCACAAGTACCAATAGCTTGAGCCAATCCACGATTACTTAAAAGGTCTATCTTGATATGACCAGCGTCATCTGTTTCATCCTTGTCTAGCTTAATCTGGCAAAGTGAAGCACCCTTATCAGATTCTAGTTCCAAATGCGGCTTCAGAATCAAATCAGTAGGGACAGCATCATCAAAGATAACAATACCGCCACAGTGCAAAGAGGTCAATCGTTCTGTTCCCTCTAAACCTTTAGCAATAGACCGCACCTCATCAGCTGACCCGCTAGCTCCTGATTCGGATAATAATTTACCCAATTTATAGTGCTTTGGAATACGTCCCTTCACACCGACCTGCCGAAGTGCCTCCCGCATAGCCGACTTGGGTTGGAATTTCACATGATTACTAATACGGGCTACACGCCCAGGAAATGCACGTGCCACCCGCGCATATAATTCGTCACGTCGATTATACGGAACATCAATATCAATATCTGGCATATCAGCCCGCCCTTCATTCATAAAACGTGCCAACTCAAGTCCGTATTCAATGGGGTCAAAGAAGCTAATACCAAGAAGCCAACATACAAGCGAAGAGCCAGCAGAACCACGAATAATATGAGGAATATCATGCATAAATCCTAAAATCGTCTGAACCTGTAAGAATACTTCTGTAAATCCATTTTTATCAATTAAATCAAATTCCAATTCAAGACGCGTTTTATAGCGCTTATCGTCTGGTACCGTTCGTCGAAATTTTGGAGGAAGTAATTCAGCTGATGATGTCATCAAGTATTTATTTTATAATGGTTTATCCTGTTAATAAGATAATATTAATAGGATTAATCATTTTTATACTCTAAATCGTACTTATTTACGCCCAACTCTTCTAGTCTTACGTTTGCTACTGCGTAAGCCTCCACGCCCATACGCACTTGTATTAATGCCTTCTCTTGCCGCCACTGAGTGCGCATTACCCCATGTTGATGCCATCAACTCATTCTTAATAGCCCGTGTGCGTCCCCGTGTTCTAACTTCACTAGCAACATTTACAGGTAACTGCTTTTGTATCGTGCCAATATTTGTCATACGATATTTAAGATGGGCTGAATCCGGGTCTGCAGGTGGACCAGGAGCTCTCCAACCATAAAGGTTGCCCTTTCCTGCAGCTATCAAATGTTCATTTTGAGCAAGCGCAGCAAGCTGGGCACCATAAATATCTTTTGCGCTAGGCGATAAAACCTTCATAACCTCCATAATAACCGCTTTGTGTTTAATGGGAGATTCTCTATTGAATTTAGCATTGGGTTTCATGTGCCATTTTGTATAAACTAAATTTAGCCCATATGATTGGATAAGTTGTTGAATTACATCGGGTCTCTTATCGGCTGCATAATCATAAAAGCGTTCAAGCTTGCGCCCCTTAAGAACATCTTGTAGATATTTACGAACCTTCACTTCATCATTGGAAAATAAAACCCAAGCAGGGTTTTCTTGTGGTTTTTCACCAGCAATAAGAACCTGTTTATCTATTTCGCCGTCAAATTGAATATCTAAGCCTCTTTCTAAAGCCATCTTCTCTAATCATATAAACATAAAAAATTGAAACCAATCCTTTCCAATAAGTATTTAGCACTATCCAAAGCAAAAAAATGCCTTGGTCAACGATTCAAACCACTTTCTGTATTGATGGGACAAGCAATTACACTGAACTCAGTATCTGTCCCGTGCTGAAGCCCAGCTGTTATAACCAAATCACTACGGAGTCGGGAGACATGTATTTCCAGCTCTTTGATAAGATTGTATGTATCACAGCAACTAATATCATTAAGATATGGTATAACAAGCCAAATCTGAAGGATGCATTTGCTGACAAGGGAAAAGGCAGCTACTATGAGTTTCGCGAGGATGATTCTGTATTTCACTCATATCTTAATGCCCTTGGAAATAAGATAACGATTGAGTGGTCGCCGCCTGCACATACATCCATTACTGAAGGAACCGCACTTAATGGTTACTTTGATGAGGAGGCATATACTTATGAGGATACGATTCCTTGTAATATTTGCGGCTCAGACTGTGTAGGTGGTGATTATGAGAAGTGGGGCTTCTGTAGTCGCTCATGCATGGTTGAATCCACCCGTGATTATTAAACAAAATATACAAAAAGAAAACGACAAAACAACCCCCTATTTTTTCAGTAAGAATTCGGTGAATTTACCAAAATTTTTCATGAAATTCAGCAGCTTAAGGACGCCAAATGTGATATAAATTCAGATGGAACCCCTAGATGTATTAGATATTTATACTGTGGACACCAAAACCTTCATGGACCTTAATCCTGCAATTTGGATAGAATTTACAAATCATGAAATCGCCAGTAAATTCAGCAACAAAATCCCAATTAATTTAGAAGTATATCGCACTACTACCTATAATGTAGCTATTTATCTCAAATTTGACAATCAAGAGGAAGTAAATTTCAACCAAAAAGTGTACAAAAGTAAAGTTGCAGAAAGTGGACACGCTGTCTTCACCCAGCTCTGTGTAGTTTTTAAAAATGAATGGAACCGAATTCCGAATTTCATAAATTTCTACAAAAGAGTCCACAATATTGACCGTTTTCTCCTTTACGACAACAATTCTCAAGAACCGCCGTCAACGGAAATTACAGACAGACCTGATGTTATCTATATACCCTGGTTAATTTCCTATAAGCACCAAATAACAGATAAGAAGAAATTAGCAGATGATTATACAGGTCCTGATGAGATAATTGTCGCCCAGAATTCAGCATATAGTCATGCGTTAAAGAAATACCACAATGCCACTTGGACGCTATTACTAGATACAGACGAACTAGTTGTACGTAGAGCCTTCAATCCCAACCTTAAAACCATCTTAGAATTAATTAATCCGTCAACAGATACATTAATTTTGCGTGGATACTGGGCTGGGTGCAATAAATTCTCCAAAAATGAAATTTATCAGAATTTACGAAGAATTTCACGCCGCAGTAATAAATTCTGTATGAATAAATTAATTCTACGAACTAGTCAACACACGTTCACAGATTGTATTCATCGTGCATACCCAACGCAGGGAAACTCAATCATGTTAGCATTTGAAAAGGGAATATACTTTTTCCATTTACACACTTTGTCTGAAAAGCGAAACCAAGCCTGTGATTGTAAATCGTATTGTTGTCAACAAGACCGTTCCCTAATCGAAAGCTTTAATTATTAAAATCGCATATAATGACTAGGATGGCAAAGTTATACGAAATTGCTGGCATAATTATTCTAATATTAATTGGTGTTACAGCGTTAAAATTTCTAGGCGACCCAAGATTCAAACATACAGAAGGATTTGAATCCGCAATACCAGCCGAAGACCCAACAGGTAATGCAGAGTCATCACGCCTAAGTCCCGACACTAATGAGGAGGGACCCGCACACATACTCAAAGATAAAATAGCTATTACAAGACCATTTAACGAAGTCGGTACATTAACACAACAGAAATGCTATGAACAAGACGGACACCGTATTCCTGAAGTACTAGGAGACTATAATCAGCGTACAAACAACTACGTACATACTTACCCTGACTCATGTAGTAGCCCATTCAAAGAGCTTGTCGGTTCTTTCTATGCGCCACGTGAGGGCGCTATAGGAAGCCCTGTACCAAAGGGGCGCACTATGCCTGCATCAACAAAGTGCCAATTTGGACAATAATACTAAAATGTGACTAAAATGTGAATTATGTATTTTTCTATTATTAATAGAAAAATAAATCAATGGCAAGTTTCACTTGTCCAACTTGTTCAAAAAATTTCACAACAAAGACACGGTTTGATATACATAATAATAAAAAGAAAAAATGTACCTCAACGCCAATAAATGAAATAATTGAGCAGCAAAGTGAACCACAAACTCAGGAAACAAGCTACAAAGTTATATCTTTATTTTCTGGTATGGGTGGAATGGACGTTGGATTTGCCGAACAGGTAGTTGTACATAAACAGAGTGTTCAAGTCGATTATATTCAAAGCCCCTATTCAATAGAGGGTTTTGTTAATTTAAAACGCCTTCCATTTAAAACAGTATTTCAGAATGATATTTTACCAGTAGCAAAGCAGGTTTGTGAGCTTAATAAATGGAATAACAACTATACCCTAAAAGATATACGTGACCTACATAAAGAAAATTATAGCTTTCCGCAAGCCGATGTAATTACAGGCGGGTTTCCTTGTCAAGATTTCAGCCATGCAGGTAAGCGACAGGGATTTGACTCAAATAGAGGCACATTATACCAGTCATATGTAAATCTAGTAAAGAAAGTCCAACCGATTATTTTCGTAGCAGAAAATGTTAACGGGCTCTTGACTATGCCTGGAGAACCTATAAAGAAGATTATAGCCGATTTCTCAGCTGAGGGCTATGAAGTCAAGTATCAACTAATTAAGTGTGAAGAATACGGTATTCCTCAAACCCGATGGCGTGTAATTATTATGGGTATTCGCCTTGACAAGCGTGCCAAACTAAAGTCAGAAGACTGGAACATAATAACAGAAAACAAATTAAAGTGTCCCATTCGCCCTTACTTCAAACATCTTCAAGAGCCGCCTATAAGTTTAGACCCAGCTCAACAGGTCTATTCTAAAGCCAAACGTCTAGAAAAGGGGCAAGGTCAAAAGGAAATAAATCTAGATGGTCCTGCTCCAACAATGCGTGCAGAACATCATGGTAATATTGAGTTCCGCCGTATAAAAGATGGTAAAAACAATGAACCGAACTTGCCTGAACGTCGTCTAACTGTAAGAGAGGCTGCGCTAATCCAAACTTTCCCACCTGATTGTAAGTTAACAGAAGTCAATAAAAAGACAAGTAAAGCCTATAAACCCATAGGTAATGCTGTTCCTCCACTGCTAGGATATATTATCGGCAGGAAGGTCCAGCAGATATTAGATATAGTTTTAAATTAAAGAAATAAAATCACTCAATCCTATTTTTCACAGCCCCATAAAGTTCATCTTCATCTACAAAAAGCGCCCCGCCCTTAGGAAAATCAGATGGTCTCAGGAACATAGGGTCAGCCTTTGCTGCAGCAACATCCTTGAAAAAACGATTGTATTCAGGCAGCCCAACAAGACTCCACCAACGTGGGTTACGTAGAACCTTAATATTTTGCCAGTCTTCAATCTGCCACACCTTTTTCTCTAAAATAACATGTCCAGGATTCATACAACGAATACAGGGTGTAAATTCCGCATTTCCATCCTCCTTATTTATATTAAGAGAACAATGTTGACATTCAGAATCAGTTGAACTGGATAAGTTATCACTTTCTTCGCCTTCTGGTTTCCAATTCATAGCATTCAAGCGCCCTTCCTTTGTATCAGGATATAGCGGCGAATAGATGTATTTCCATGTATTATAATTATCAGGTATGCCATAAACTACAAGAGCCCCAACAAAAGGTGGAACACCATTAACTGAATCCGTAAATTTATCACCAGTTTTAAAGCGACATTCACAATATTCGGCAATTCCAACATCACAGACTTCCATTTGTATCTGCATCTGACAATAGTATTCATAAGGTATAGTGTCTTTTTCTAAATCACGGCTAATGGGCGCCTTTATTTCTAATAAGCTACCGTTTGAGATAACACCATCAGGTGAAGCCGCCAATTTTGCCATTTTAGGATGGCGCACACGTCCTAGACCACTATAAACAGAGTTACCTGAAATTGTTTCATAAAGTGACCGTACAACGGATTCAAAACGATGACCCCATGCCATAGGTGGTAATTTACCACTAGCCGATGATAAAAAAACAGTTTGTTGTTTTTCTTCGGATTCATTCCGTAGTTTTGTAGATACCTTTGTACGCAATATATTATTTCGCTCAGCACCATCGCCCATAATACTAGAAAATTCACTTGCAGTTAAAAGTTCAGATTTTTCAGCAAGCCACATATTAGTATGTTGAGGAACAGATTCAAGATTTTTAAGTCTTTCATAAGCTGCGCTATCATAAGTGTATTTTTTTATAGCCTCCGCCCTTCTAAAAAGAAAATACTCCCATATAAGCGTATGTAAAATTTGGTCACTATCATCCTTAGCTTTTTTTGTTTTAAAAGTAGGAACAACTACCTCATTGAAAAGTCCAATGACTTCTGAATCTTCAATCCATTCTGTACAGTCCCACGTATCAAATAGTTCACTAGGTGGGTCTGCTTCAATAAAATTATTGAGCCATTCACAAATTTGACTATAGACCATCCTCCTGTTCTATCGGGGTCTAATAAAATTGACCTACGATAGGCTTAAACCGATGTGATATAATTGAAAATACCATGGATGCAATTGTCAAATCAGTAATCGAAAATGTTACATATCTTAAAAGTAATACCGAAGAAGTTATTGTTAAAATCGAAGTAAAAGCCAGTTTAGATGATGCAATGAAGACGGCTATACGCCTTAAATTAAAAACATATTTCACGGAAGATAGTGTATATTTTCTTACATCTTCTAACTATCTTATTGTTGACTGGTCGTTAAACCCACCAGTAAGAACAAAGCGCCGAAAAACTGATATAAACAGCATTCAGCTTTAATAAAATAATATGGCGACTATTGAATCAACAAATGCCGTAGTGTGTACGCTCTCAACAATTAATACAATTAAGGACCTTAAAGTGTTTCTTTTTACACTTGAATTATTTAATCCTGAAAAACCAAAGGTCTACCTTCTATGTGACACAGAAACTGCAAAGGTAGCCAAAGACCTATACAAAGGCGAATTAGTAATAGATACTGGATTGGACCGTTATGGTGATGTTAACAGAAAGCGTATGACTGGGCAAAAAGGTGCAGTATATAAAACACTGTGGGAAGACTTTATGATGGAAAAGGCGTCAGTAATGGATTTGGCATTTGAAACGGAAGAAGCAGTATTTTTCTTCGATAGTGATATCTGTTTTCTAGGGCAGCTACCACAAATTCTAAAAACCGCCAAAATTGCTGTACGTCCACACATGATTAAGCCAATTGATGAAGACCGCTACGGCAAGTTCAATGCAGGATTTCTGTGGACCAACGATAAAAAGGTACCACAAATATGGAGACAGGCATCCAAAACATCCAGATTCTATGACCAAGCTGCACTAGAAGATGTAGTCAAAGCTTTCCAGCCTGAGGATGTTTACAATTTCCCTATTCAAAATAATTACGGCTGGTGGCGCATGTACCAGTCAACTGAACCAAGCATAAGTCTACAGAAAAACTGGGCAATGTTCAGAAATGATGTAGTCCCTTCTGTTGGAATAAGAGTCAACGATTCTCCACTTTTATCAGTTCACACTCACTGGTCTGAAACAGTAGATTTGGCAACAAGTCATTTTAATCTATTTGTTTTCAGTTATTTAAGCCGCCTAGGTAAACATCCACCAGCCCAGACATTAACACGGTTTCTACAAAAAGAATTTCCTAATCTTGAAACAAAATAACTTCAGCACTTGACGTTAAAAATTGACAACGTTGACCACTTTTAAGCTAAAGTCAAAAAAATGGAGAACTTCATTATTCAGCTACAGAACGAAGTTAAGAACGACCCGCTTACTACTCTTAACGTAGTAATGGCGGTATTTACAGTAGTATCATTTACACGCCTTTGTTCAGATATTATCAGTAGCGTTTGCTGCAAGAGGGCACACACTAATAAGACGGATATTGTACTTTCTCTTATTAACAACACGACTAAGAAGGTCGAAGAGCTTGAGCATGAGCTCATAAATCTACAGTCAACAATTGACCGAATGGATAACTATCTAACACAGATTCATTTTCAGCTTTGTGTCAGTAATAAGGAGGAGCAAGAGCAAGAGCAAGAGCAGACTGACAATGAGTCACAGACGGAGCAGACGCAGGACCAATCACCAGTAAATTCACCGACTCCAACAAATTCTGTAGCCGACCATCAGGAGCTTGAGCCTGTGAGCCCTAAGGACAAGCACGCCCAGCTTATTGATGTTCTCAAGGACGGTGATACTGTTTCAATGACTTATAAGAAGCAGACGTTCAATGCAACATTCAAGGTAAAGGTAGGTTCACAGCACGGTTATGTTCTACAGTCAGGCGAATCGGAGTATAATACACCCAGTCATTTTAGCCACGCAAAGAAAGTTACGATTAATGATAAGATTAAGTCAGATAATGGATGGGATACAGTATACGTACTAAAGGATAAGAAGAAGGTCAGCCTAAATGAACTTCTATCGGTTTAAACAAAAAAATCATATATATAATACAATGGCAAGTTTAGATGATAGGGTGGAGATGGCTCAAAACAGAATTATACATTTTTTCGTTTATAATGAACAATATATTAACGAATATATTACAATACCGCTTTTTTATGAATCGTTATTCCACGCTAGTGGTTGTATTAATTTCCGCTGTTCTATATTATCTTTACTTATATTACGTCAGATTTTCCAAAAGGTCAATAATAAACAACTAACTTTTGGGAGTATTTATTTAATTGCCCCAATATTTGCATATATAAGCTTAATAAATAAATACACAGCAACATTATTATATGCGCTTATTTACAGTACAAATACATTTGAAAGTACATTTCTTGCCGTTTCAACAGGCTATCTTTCTTCAAACCGCTCATTTGAATCAGCATATATGTTTCACTTACTATATATATTATTTAGAAATAATATTATAATATCAATAGAACCTATACCCAACACTGCTCTGACAACATTACACACAAAAATTATATACTATATTCCGCCTACATTCACAGAAAGACTATATTTGTTACATGAAACTGTGAACGATTTTATTAATACACAAGCCGAGCCAATTAGAAATGCATTTATGTACTAGACGGTACACTCTAGGAAAGTAGTTTCCTTCTCAATCAATAAGCGCACAGCAAAGTTTTTTTTCAGATGAATAATATCACCATTTTTAATACCCCGTTTTACACGACGCTCAAGTTCCATACACGCAGAATAGGACGGTTTTGCTAGTCCAAGTTTGTTGTGCGTCAAATCTGTAAGAATCTGTAGCCATCCGTCCGCATCCAAGCCCACCTGAACAGCCTTTGTTACATTAATGCGGCGCTTCTCAGGACACCAACTTGTACTAATATCGTGAAATAGAAGCTTATCAAGTAGGGCAGCCTGAACTTTAATGCGTGAAGCGACCTCTAGTAGTTTTTCGTCAACAAAATCACCATATTGCGCATGTGTTGCTGCATAAAAGTGTTCACGGAACTTACCGCGATTGGACCAACTAGGTGTGGTATTTTTCAAGTGTGGAATAGCTAATGTATCAGCCACCTTGTAAATAAGTCCCTTTTTAATGTTTAGCCAGGGACGTAATACTATTACACCAGATTCAACACATACAGGCTCAAGCTTAGCAAGATTTTCTAAGTGCGTACCATGCGCAAGATTAGTCCAAATATTCTCAATCACATCCTCTTGAATATGACCAAGAAGCACAGGCAACCCAATAGCCTTATATACGCTAAACCGAATTTCCCGCGTCATCTTCTCATAAAATGCACGGTCAACAGAATTACGACGAAGCCACTTAATTGCATAATAATAGAGTGGTATCTCTAGCTTATTACAAAACGTCTTAATAAATTTAAACTCTTCAGAAGATTCGCGTCGGTTGCCATAGATAATATGCACAGCCACAACATTAACACCACTACGCTTTAGAAGCGCAGTCATTAACATACTGTCAACACCTCCACTAAGGCTAACTGCAACATGTGTACTATCAAATTTAAATGAATTTACAAGCGCCCTACCTTCTACAGGAAGTTCAATAGTTTTCCAGGATAAATCATTGTAAGCCGAAGGATGGGATTCACAAATATCAATAGTATAGTCATCGTCTACCTTATTTGCCAAAGTAGGCATCACCATAGATGCGGCAAACGCCTTCTTATAAGAATCCATAAAATAGCGATTCAGGTCACTAAAATCTGTAATAGGACGCCCAGCTAACCAGGTATCAATGGTTTCAAATATAAATTGCCATTCGTGTAGGTGCTTAAAAGGCATTAAATACCAGACAAGTTCTGTACTACTAGCCCCCATAATAGAAGAACCCATAGCTTTTACAATTACCGTCGCATTTTCTCTACATTGTATAATAGTGCTTTCGCTAATACTAGTATCAATTCGCGAAAAGTGCCTCATAAACTGGTCGTAATAGACAACCTTACCAAAACTATCCTCATTACTAATATCATACTTGAAGAAGTTATCATAAATTGCCTTATCCGCCAGACCCTGCATCGGACCAATAGCAATCCAGTAATCCGGTTTACTAAGCCAGAAATCACGAATGACAGTAGTCATATTATTTTTACCAATATGTGTGTTTATTAAACAAAATAAAGAAGAATTTATATTCAATTTTTATATAAACACAAATATATCATAATAAGGCGTAATCTTATTCCGTCCTATTTATAAAATACACCAAACATAATATTTATGTTATCCCCGGTATTACGGCGCTTTTCTTGTAAAAAATTCAACATATATTGTAATGAACGCCGGTGAGCAGCTGGCATTAAAACGGTTTTCTGCACTTTACGGAAGCCCTAAACCTGGAGCTCAGGGCGCAACAGGACCCACGGGACAACAGGGTATTGCCGGTCGCGCTACAAACACAGGAGCAACAGGTCCCCAAGGTGAAACAGGACCAACTGGAGTAACTGGTCCTCATGGCTCAGCCACAAATACTGGTGCTACTGGACCTATGGGCGTTACTGGAATGCAAGGAACACAAGGATACAGCTCAGGGCAAATTCTCTATTTGCTAAATTCATCTAAAACTGCAGATGTAAAGCCTAGTAATACAAGTCCATCTTCAGTAAATAGTTTTTTGACAGATAAAACAGTTCACCTAACATCATTTACCACCCCCACAACATTCCCGAATACAACTGTTGTTCCCCCTGGCATTTTTAATTTTGCCCTTTCTGCACAATTAGCTGGACCACCAACATTTGCGGGAAACCCAATTGCCACAGTCTATGCACAAATAGCCAAGTTATCTACATCATCGGTTGAAACAGTAATATTAACAAGTGAGCAAAGTGCCCCTGTGCCCTATAATAGTACATCAGAAATAACATTTAATTGTGTAAATCCCACACCAATATCTATGAACATCACAGATAGATTAGTTATTAAATTATATGCCACATTAATTAATGGCGATGATAATACAGAGTTAACAATTAATTATGAAAACCCCAACCAAACATATTCACATGTTCACACACCTTTCTCCATTCTAGGCGCCACAGGTATTACAGGTCCTCAGGGTCTCCAAGGAGCTCAGGGAAATCAAGGTATCCAAGGTCCTACTGGCGTAACGGGTATAACAGGCACAGCCGGTGCAACAGGCATTACAGGATGTACAGGTGTCCAAGGTTTACAAGGAGCGCAAGGACCAATTGGTCCACAAGGCATTCAAGGTCTAACAGGACCAACCGGCTCAGTTGGACCTACTGGAGCTCCTCCTCAATTCGGCTTATCTATTATTCCTACGGATAGTACAGTTACAACATACAAACTAAACGTAACCCCACATTCAGAGGGTCATTCTTACATAATCGCCGCTAACTCAGCTCTTGAAACACTTACAGTTTCAGTTCAATCCACAATTAGCCCCGCATTATATTACAATATCAAGAACTACTCAGCAAACGATATTAATGTGCTCCTGGAAGTCGACGGCGCTAATCCAGTTGCTATGAACTCAACAACCCCACAGCTGCCAGCTGCAGTTATTAATAAGTACCGCGGTACAAACCCACCACCTATGACACTGTTCTGGAATGGAACAACAATGTTACTTGTTTAAGCAAAACATGAAATATGAATCTAATAAATTTTTATAAATAATATATATGGATACAGCTAATAAAGAAACTATATTAACTGAATCAATAATACGTGATGGCGCAACCCTAGTCTCTATAAATAAACAAACCATCAATTTCACATGTAAATGTGGAAAAAATCACACTAAACAAAAGTCAGCAATATGCAAAACTAGTGGTGCTTTCTGTAAAGATTGTACTGATAGAAATACCCAAATAAAACGCATCAAGGCAAAAATTGTGCTAAATGCTAACTTACTTGCCCAGCAAGCAACTTAAACCACACCACCCAAATAAAAACAGCAGCCCCTAATGATAGGATTTGTTTTTACACGTCATGTAAATTCCAAAGAAACAAACAATTACTGGATAGAAGCCTACACACAAATTCGCAAATTCTATCCGCAAAACCCAATTATGATAATTGACGATAACAGTAATTACGCATATATAAAACAACCAGAAACACTCCATTTAACAAATTGTTTCATAATACAATCTGAGTTTCCACAGCGTGGTGAGCTTCTTTCTTACTATTATTTCAACAAGTATAATCTATTTGACAAGGCTGTAATTATGCACGATTCCACATTTATCCAAAGTCACATAAATTTTGACAATGTCAAAGACGTCAAATATTTCTGGCATTTTTATCATGATTGGGATGACCAACAAACCGAAAAAGGGCTTATTAACACTGCTATCAGAAGTAACACTGAAGCCCTATTACAATACGAACAAAAAGATACTTGGTATGGTGCATTTGGTTTACAGGCAGTAATAACTAGAGAATTTCTGTCTCAGTTAATTCAGCGGTTTTCTATATTTAACCTGCTAAACCATATTAATACAAGACCGCAGCGAATGGCGGTTGAGCGCCTTTTCGGTCTCTTATGTTCCATACAAAAACCAGAACTTTATGACGAACCATCATTATTTGGCAATATACACACCTATTGTAAATGGGGCTATACATATGATACGTATATAAATACAAAAAACAATCCGCTAAATCTACCGGTTATTAAGGTGTGGTCGTCCCGATAAGTACGCCCTTATTAATAACCCGCTTAAAATTCCGTTCCAAAACCTCAAGTAAATCCTGTGGAAAATACTGAGGTGTCATTTCATTTAGCCTCCCATCCTCCATTACGCCAAGTATAATAGACTTGTCTTCAGCCCATGAATATAATCCAACACAGCCACTAGGAATCTCATCATATTCATGTGGCTGCACAAAAGTGCATGTCTTATAACCCCGCCCAGTCATAAAGTTTTTCATTATGTTATGAACATACAGTGTTTGCATGTGGGCATCTTTTGTTGTCAAAACCATTTTGTTTTTAACAATAAAATTAAGAGTCAAATTTAATCAATTTTTAGTGCGCTTGACATTACTGAAAAAGTCTTGTATTTGTATTTGTATTTTTATTTGGTCAGTTGCTTTTTACCACTCATGCTACAACAGTCTCCGCCTCATACTGAACGTAGTCGTAGTTTTGCATGCCGTGCTCAATAACATCCGCAAGGTCCGCACTAACAGTCAGCTCCATGCCACCCTGGCAGTCAAAGCCAGTGTAGTCACACCCCGCCCTGTAGAAAGCGTAGGCTCCCGTGTTCAGGCGGCAAAGTAGAAGCCAGGGATTCTCATCGTTCTGACCTGGGCTAGACCAAAGCCATTGCGTGATGTTGTTGGGAAAGTCTCCTGCAAACTCAAGCGCAACCCCTGCTGGCTGTGTCAAGAGGGGCTTGATAATGTTCTCAAGCTCATAGTTGGTAGTAGACCCAATTTCGCTAAAAGGGTAGCTAAAGGCGTCGCTATCATGTGCCTTAAGGGTGTTGCGCAATACGTGGCTGCGGCTCATTTTGACAAGTATTTTAGCTTGTTTCAAAAAGTATTATATAAACAAAACACATTTCAATTTTTAAAGTCGCCGTTCAAAGCTCTGCTTAGTCCCCTGTAGCTCATTAGTCACAGCATCTGCATCAACATTAAACTCACGATACACATGGCGAATAACAACATAATCCAACTTTTTAATTAGCGCCATCACCCGTAAATTACAGTCACGCATGCCTTCGGCATTCAATGCCCAAGAACCAATAACCTGATTAACAACTAGTTTACTATCACCCTCTATTTTCAAATTCCTAATACCCTCCCGTAAACAAACTGCCAAACCAATCTCCAACCCAGTATACTCAGCAATGTTGTTTGTTCCGTATGGAATATAACGACCAACTTCCCATAGTTTCTTACCGTCGGGTCCCCAAATTACAGCACCAGAACCACATGTACCCGGATTGGGTACAGCCCCACCATCAAATCGCATTAAATAACAGTCTTTAATTTTGACCGCCCCTACAGCTCCATTATGAACAAGAGTAAATACTTTTTTGTTACTCATACTCAATAACCCCTTCCCTCTATTCAATGTGTCATTTTTTAATATAAAACTACTAATAGATACACCATAAGATATGGTGAACTATGATATCGTAATTGTTGGAGCTGGTATAGCAGGTCTCCATACTGCTATTGAAGCAAAAAAACTAAACAAGAAACTCAAAATCCTAGTTCTGGAGAAGTATGAAAATCCTGGTGGTCGCATGGTGACCATTCATAAAGTTGTTGCAGGACGAAAGCTTCAATTTGAATGTGGCGCAGGGCGCATAAATGCCAGTGATAAACGTCTACTCAGCCTTATAAAACACTACAATCTGAACACACACAACCTTGGAGATACAACGCTGTGGAGAAAATACGGAACAACCGAGTCAATGCCAAATCATTTTACAGAGTTCTGGTTCGAAATGTGTAAACAATTTGCACAACTACCAATTGAAGAGCGCCGCAATAAGACACTCCGTGACTTAGCTATTGAAACTATGGGTGTAGAGGTCGCAAAGTCTCTTCTAGAAACCTACCCTTATAGAGCTGAAATTGAGGTAGCTAGTGCTGAATCCGCAATAGACTTATATCTATATCTTAGTAAAAACCCCCATTTTTCAGTCCTAAAAGAAGGTTTTGGCACTCTTATTAGCCTAATGGTAAAAGACGCAAAGAAGCTAGACATTGAATTCAAAACAGAAATTGTAGCAAACCGTATAGACCTAGACCCTAAGACAAACCTATACACAGTTACAGCAATCAAAAACAAGGAATGTAAAACATTCCAAGCTAGCCGTGTAATCCTAGCCGTCCCTAAAAATGCCTTACAGAAGATATATCCTTTTTCACCAGATAATAAATTTGTACAGGCTGTGAAAATGGAACCGCTTCTTCGTATCTATTCAGTTTACAAGGACCCCAGTTGGTTTCCCCCAGCAAATGTTGTTACAAACAGCCCACTTAGATATATAATTCCAGTTAATAAAGAAAATGGATTAATTATGAGTTCATACTTAGATTCCCGTGATATACAGCTTTGGACAAACTTGTATGAGAAAGGACATAATGAAGAGCTCATTGAAAAAATCCACAATGAAACAACTGCACTTTTTCCAGAACTAAACATCACAGAGAAACCGATTTACACAACACCTGAAATTTGGCGTGATGGGTGCTCATATTGGTTAACTGGTACGGATTACAAAAAACTCAGTAAAGATGCACTAAAGCCTTTACCAGATACCTATCCAAACCTTCACTTAGTAGGTGAATCATTCTGTCTAAAACAGCAATGGATTGAAGGCGCCTTAGAACATGCAGATGACCTTATAAAAATGTTAAAACCAGCCCTAAACGTAACAAACTAAAGACCTAGAATTGTAAATAGACGCAAGTGAAACATACGCGCTTCAGTTTTATCATTCATAACAAAGTCATACGCTTCGCCATTTTTCTTAACAATACTAACAACAGTCTTATTATCCTTACAAATGGTCATAAATGTATGATGAACATCGGCAACTTTCACAAGATATGTATCTTGTTCAACCCCCTTATCATCAAGTTCAACATCAACCATTACACTAAGAATCCACTTAGTTAATAAACGACAATTACCTGCTAAAACGTTCCTTGATTCATGGGACATTTTAACAAAAAAGAAATAAAATTACTTGGCTTCATTTTTTGGGAGCGGGCAAGCACTATTAATCCAATTAACTACATCTTCAGTAGCAGAAGAAGATACCTTGGAAACAATCTTGCGTGGTGTAAATAATATAAAAGTTGGTAAGCTGCGAACATCGCAAAAACCAGCCGTATAATCATTGACTGTCTGCTCAACCTTCCACAATGGAATACCGTGTAACTTTGCTGTTGACTCAATTGCATCCATATCTAAACGTTTGCATGGTCCACACCAGGAAGCACTAAAATAAACTAAAAAAGCACCGTCGGCTGTGCGAAACCCTACTGGTTTAACAGGTTCTGATTTACCGAACCAATAAGCCTCAAAATCTAAATGCGTATCAAAAGTTCTCATTCTATAATTAAGACGGGAACTATTCTAAATTAAATATACGCACCAACTCTTTAATTCATCTAAGAAAAATTCATTTCTTACTCAACATCTCAACAATGGCTTTACCAGCCCCAGCAAGCACAATAGCCGACAAAGTGCCAGCTATAATAGGACCAGTAGTATCAGAAGAAGCAGCAGCTAAAGCGCCCCCAACCATAGCCGCCGCCCGTTCAGCTTTCTTTGCATCAGCCTGAGCTTGTATTTTTGCCATCATTACATGAGGGTCTCCTAATTCAGTTATTTTAGCTGTTACGTCACTAGCAATTTTTGGGACAGAAGCAAGGAGCTCTTTTCCCAAATCACCAGCGACCTGTACTGTTTTTTCATGGTCTTTTGACGCCTGTATGGCGGTCAATGTTGTAGGTTGAATAACTGGTACAACAAGTTCTCTGTATGCAGGTCTAAATACATCATCTCTGAAAGCTGTTACACCTGAACTAACATCAGGGGCTTTGGGCATATCTGGCATTTTAGGTAATTCAGGCACTGAAACTCCAGGCATTGCAGGTATAGACCCTACTGAAACTCCTGGTGGCACTGGAATTCCTGGCAAAGGTGGAGTCGCCGGTATAGGCAAACCAACACTATGTCTTACAACATTCCAGTTCCAAAACCAAATATCCCAATTCCAAATCCAAAAATGAGAATTACGTATTGACTGCATTGACCAAGCTTGCTTAAATAATGCGGCTTCATAAGCCAGTTGTTCTTTTGTAACCTCTTCTGGAATAAAATCCGCCTTAGTTTCAAAAGCGTCAAATATTAGACTAAAGGGTAAAGGTGCAGTTATTCCGGTTTTCAGGATGGTTTCTGGATAAAACGCTACATGAACAATATCCCATACTACCCACAATAAGCCAAATAGGAAAAATAAGATGTTAAAAACCGATAGAAATTTTGTTACTGCTTGCCATGGTTGCCCCATATATAGCTTATCAAACCCAAAAATACCAAACATCATAGTAAGTAGAGCGTAAATGACAATGTCCTTTTTAGTTCTTATTATTGGGGCATGGGGGTCTGCCATTCTACGTAATTTTTCTTGAGGGTCTATGAATACACCACGTCCTATACCACGTATCCATTCAAAGGGTGAATCGAGTCCTTCAGTTCTAACTTTCGCCCCATCAAAGCAAATCTGTATCAAATCCCAGAAATACCAAAGCCCAAAAGTGAAAATATTAACAAAGAACTTCTGCATGCCGGTGCCAAAAGAGCGTAAATAGAAATGGTCAAATCCTAAGAAACCGAATAAAATAGACAAAGTTATAAATAGATAATAACTACGGTCGGGGTGTTTCCAGACATCAATATCTGAAAAATGATGGGGTGCCGGACCAGTGTCTGGTGTGGACATACTACTCTATGTGGGGTGATATTTATTTTAGCATAGACCGAACCGCAACATTTACATTCAAGCCAAATATTAAGAAAGTAATTTTGAAAATTGCTTTCTTAACCTAAAGTCAAGTACCGAATTTAAATGCCTTCGTACCATATATTTTTGTCGCCTACTCTAAAATTACTATTAACATTGTGGTTATTTTTGCGGGCATTTTTTCTGGAAATAGCTATTCCACGTTCATTCCGCCCTCTTTTTCTTGATAATGCTAAAGGTGGGCGCCCATTTTTTACAGCAGTTAATTCTTTATAAGTTTTGGCACCACTGTGACGTAGTTCTAAAATAATTTCTTTAATTGCTGCTTTTTTTCCAGCATTATTGCCGCCATTATTGCCCTTTCCCTCTTCTATTGTTGCATCAAGTATAGTATAAGGTTTAGCGCCAAATACTTTAAACACACGATTCAAGTCTTTAACTTCTGTAGCAGCAATAGCTTCTTTAGCCAACTGAATATTGCCTGTAGCAATTGCCGAAATGATACGTGCGTCCATCCTATATTTAGGCAGTAAATAATACACCACCCAAGCCAGCAGCAATTCTGAAAACATTATAGTTTGTTGCATAAACAGTCACACCAGCGTTGTATCGTGTTATATTAGGGTTCATATTCATTGATAAAATTATAGTATCAATACGACTTGCGTTCATGGAGCCCATAGGTTGAGCAGCTTCAGGCGTCAAACTAAAGCAGTAATTATATATATAATCGTCGGGAATACGGGTATGGTGCTGATATGGTTGTACTAATCTAAAATAGCTGGCAGAACGTACTTCAAATCTATCATACCCATCAATACGAAGAATCGTATCTAAAATCTGGTCGTCAAGTGTAACATGCTGTTCAATCAATAAACGATTAGTATAGTTGAACCATTCATTGGATTGTAATACACGGTCCTGTTGAACAACCCATATTAGCTCCTTGAGTGGATTATTAAAATCAAGTGTTATATTTAATATACCAGCATTTGCATTAATAGGTGTCTTCTTTTGTATTTGACATTGTTCAATTAGATATTCGTGTTTACTACTTGTGAAGCGACGCCGCTCATCAGTGTCCAGATGTATATAATCACCCCACATCACAAAATTAGTCGGAT